TACTACCCAAACAAACCCAGTAGCTAATATTCCTCGTTCAATGTCTTTCAATACGACAGACATCACTAACGGAGTATCTATATCAGGATCTACGAGTCCATTCAATACTTACATTAAAACAGAAAATCCAGGAGTATACGATATTCAATTTTCTGCCCAAATTGATAAAACAGATAGTGGTGCTGATGAAATAGTAATTTGGCTCGCTAAAAACGGTACTGCTTTAACTGATACTGCTACTACTCTAACATTAACCGGTAATAACGATAAAGTTGTTGCAGCTTGGAACTGGTTTGTAAATTCAGCGGCAAACGATTACTATCAAATAATATGGTACTCAGCAGATACAGATTTAAGACTGTTAGCTGAAGTTGCAGGCGGAGGTCATCCTGGAATTCCTTCGGTAATAGCAACAGTCAATAGAGTAGATCAGTTTTTAAGTAATAGTGGATCATTCAGCGGTTCATTTAGCGGAGCATTAACAGGTTCTTTGCACGGCACCGCTAGTTGGGCTCAAAACGCTTCAACAGCTTCTTACGTTCTAAATGCAGTTTCTAGTTCTTATGCATTCTCTGCTTCTAGCGCTATTAGTGCAAGCTTAGCTGAAACCGCTTCTTACGTAGTAACAGCTCAGACAGCCAGTTACGTAGCTAACGCAGTTTCTTCTTCTTATGCATTCACAGCTAGTTCTGCCATCAACGCTTCTGCTTCTTTAACTTCCGTATCCTCTTCTTACGCTTTAACTGCGTCCTTTGCTCTAAACGGTGGAGGCGGAGGACTAAGCGCATTATTCATTGCAGACGAAGGGATCACACAAGGAACTGCTTCTTATATTAACTTCACAGGCGCAGGTGTTACAGCGGCAGTGAGCGCAGGAACTGCGTCTATCAATATTACTGGTGGAGGTTCTGGAATTTCTGGTCTTTCTACCACCTTTACTCAATCCGTAGCTGCAAATACATGGACTTTCGTACACAATTTGAACACGAGATATCCTCTAATTCAAGTTTACGACACGACATTTAACCAAGTTACTCCGCAATTCGTTTCCTCTTCTACTGCGGACACAGTTATCATAGGATTCGGAATTGCAACTGCTGGTTACGCTGTAGCATCTAACGGTGGAACGCTTTACGTAACTGGTTCTAACGTAATATTGGATCAAGCCGTAGCCGCAGCAACTTGGAGCTTTAACCACAACTTAAACACGCAGTATCCTATCTTCCAAGTGTTCGATAGCGCAAACGAAGTGATCATACCTGAAAGAATAGTTGCAACCGATGCTACTTCGTCTTTATTCTATTTCCCATCACCAGTTGCAGGTAAAGCCGTAGCTTCCGTCGGCGGTATAAGCGGATCTATGGGATCAGGGGTTGGATTTCCATTCTCTGGCAGCGCTGTTATCACTGGTAGCTTCTTGGTTAGTCAATCTTTCGTTGACTTTAGCAAAACTACAGGCGTAAGTGGAAGCTTCACAGGCAGTCTCTTTGGCACTGCTTCTTACGCTACATTTGCACTGAGTTGTTCTTTTGCTCCGGGATTCACCACAAACATGAGTCAGTCAAGCGCTGCAACTACTTGGTCGTTTACCCACAACTTAAACACAATCAATCCAATCGTTCAGGTATATGATTTGACAAATGCTCAGATCATACCTAATCAGATCGTTGGAATGAACAATTCTACTGCCGAGATTAGATTCGATTACGCTCAAGCCGGTTACGCTGTAGCTTCAAACGGAGGTGGACTTTACGTTACCGGTTCCACTTCAACATTGGTTCAAACAGTAGGAGCAGTTACTTGGTCGTTCACTCACAATTTGAACAACAAGTACAACACTTACGAGGTATACGACGACAACGATTACGTGCTTATTCCTTCTGCAATAAAAGCTTTGACAAACAATACAGCAGAGTTATATTTCTCAGGACCACAAACCGGTAGAGCAGTCGCACAGTTCTCTGGAATTAACGGAGCTCCAAACGCAACCACTGCTTCATACGCTTTGACTGCAACTAGCGCTTCTTACGCTGCGACTGCTTCTTACTTGAACCCAATAACTAACAGCTACGTAGTGTTAACACAAGTTTCTCAAAGTTTGAATTTCGTTGACGATGTAGCGGCGGCAGCAGGTGGAGTGCCTTTGGGAGGTATTTATAGAAACGGAAACTTTATATTAATTAGATTATCGTAATATGCCAATACAATTATCAGGCTCTTTAGTAATAACAGGTAGTATAACTACAACCGGTGGAATCACAATCTCCGGATCGATTCTTTCTGCTTCTTACTCCGACACAGCATCGTTTTCTAATAATTTTAGAGTGCTTGGAGATTTGACCGCTTCAACTGCAGTAATTACGGGGACTTTAACGGCTCAAACTTTGGTGGTACAAACAGTTACCTCTTCTATTGTTTATTCAAGCGGATCTAATATCTTTGGCAGCACGACTTCTAACTTACAAACTTTCACAGGATCTATTCAAGCTTCCGGTAGTTCTAGTCATTTTTTATTGGGGGGAAACGTTGGAATTGGAACTTCATCTCCAAGTGCCCCTTTAGAAATTTATGCTAGTTCTAATAGTAAATTAGTATTAAACGCAACATTAAATACATCAAGCTATCAAAACCAAATAGATTTTAAAAACGCAGGAACTTCATCAGCATTTATACAATCCGGTAAAAACCCAGATAACACTGCCATAGGTCTGGCTTTTGGTACAACAACAGAGGTAATGCGTATAACAGGTAGTACTTTATATGTTGGTATAACTGGCTCAGTTTATTATAGCTCTCCAAGTTTAGTTGTAGGTTCTACTTTAGCAACATCAGTTCCTCTTCAAGTAGTATCAGATGCCTCAGGACGAAATATAAGATTATATAATGCTGAATATAATGGTTCAACTTCAGGCTCAACTTTAAGATTAGGATTTGTAGCAGGAAGTGGAAATGCATCGTCTGCTATACAAGCTTACGCTTTAGGCGAATCCACTACAGGTAATTTAGTTTTAAATCCAAGTGGTGGTAACGTAGGCATAGCAAAATCATTTCCTAGCTATTCTTTAGATGTAGTAGGAGCTGTAAAAGCTTCAACATATTTTACTTCTGATTATTATAGAGATAGTAGATTAGAATCCATGTTATCATTTTCAAGCCCTAATGAAATTAGAGTAGGAAGTGGAACAGCTGCAGACTTTGTAACAATTTTTTCAAACGCTACAGAAACAATGCGTGTTACTGGAAGTTGTGTTGGTATAGGTTATTCTAATCCTGGCGCATTTGTTGCATCAAGCGGATATGGTAATTTAGTTGTAGGTAATGGTTCAGGCGCACAAGGCGTAACAATATTTGGTGGTACAGCAGGTTCAAGTGGTTTAATGTTTGCTGACGCAACTTCAGGAACCGGTGCATATACAGGATATGTTTTATACAATCACTCAACTGATGCAATGGAATTAGCAGCAGGAGGTGGAACTCCAAGAGTAACTATTACAAGTAGCGGACTTAAATTTCAAAATGGAGCTTCATCTTTAAATTATTACGAAGAAGGCGTTTATACACCAACTCTTACAATGTCAACCTCAGGTACTGTAACAGCATCAACGTGGTACAAATTGTATTATACTCGTATTGGAAGGTTAGTACATGTGTTTGGTGAAATTAGATTAACAAGCGCTTCTAGTCCAGTAGGAGCTTTAAATATTAGTTTACCATATACTTCTGCGCCTGACGGAAATAGTGGCGGGGGTGCAGCTAATTTGCTTGCAAGAGGAGCTAGTAGTCCCGTTGAATCTTATTCTATAGGCACTATTAATAGTAGCATATACATGTATTTAAGCGCTAATCAAACTACTATGCAACTTTATTACTTAATCAATGGCTCCAATGGAATTGTAGATGGTTCTATGATATCAGGCAACGAAGAAATTGGTATTAACATGACTTATTTAACATCTTAATAAAATATAAAATGGCATTAACAGAAACAACAATAGTAGATCAAATAGAAGTAACAAATTCAAATGTTATTCAAGTACGAGAAGCTTTAACTATAAAAAGAGACGAAGAAGTAATATCTAGTACTTTTCATAGATATACATTATTTCCAGGAGATGATGTATCAAGTAAAGATTCAAAAATTCAAGCAATAGCTAACGCAATTTGGACAGAAGAAGTTATAGCAGCTTACAGAGCATCGTTATCAACGCCTTTAATATAAAAGAAAGATGATACTCAACTCACCATACATAACAGGATCAATAACAGTAACCGGCAACGCAAATGTCCAAGGCACTCTAACGGTAACAGGCTCGTTGTCCGGCACCGCTACTTCTGCTAGTTTGGCGTTGAACTCGAACCTGCTCGAAGGCACTGGCTCGGTCGGCTTCTCAACTACGGCCTCTTTGTTGGCGGTCTCTAGCTCTCAACAGCAGATCAGCTCGAGCCTATTGAACGTTATTGCCAACTACGCTACTACGGGTTCGAACAGCTTTAGAGCAGATCAGAGTATTACTGGTAGTTTGGTAGTTAGTTCTACTATTACAGCACAGACTTTGGTAGTTCAAACAGTTACTAGTTCAATTGTTTATAGTTCTGGTAGTAATATTTTTGGAAGTGCATTAACAGACAGACAGACTTTTACAGGGTCGGTTAATATTACAGGATCTACAACTTTAAATGGGGCTTTGACAGGAACTAGTGCTACGTTTAATGGTGATATAGCATATAATAACGTAGGGAATCAAAATCTTATTATCACAAGTGGCGCAGCTAACAATGGTAGAATGTACATTTATAGTGGAGGAGCGGCTGATATTGGTTTTCAAGCAAGCGGCAGTTCTTGGTTTTTAAATAAACTTGGAATAGGAACAAATAATCCTACTTATAAACTAGAAATATCGGGTTCAAGTGGAACTTTCTCATTTAATCCAAATCAAGCGAGTGCTATGATTATTAGAGGTTCTGTAACAGGAAACTTTGATATAAATAATGAAGGCACTAGCGGTGTTATGAGATTGTATGGTACTTCCATTCAATTAAGAACTGCTGCAGTAGACCCAGCATTAACCATAGCCTCAACAGGTGCAGCTACATTTGCAGGTAATGTTGGTATCACAATTGCTGATACTCCACAACTTTTACTAACGCATTCTAATACAAGCAAAACTTTCTTAATGGCAGTTGATAATAGTAATGCTTTTTTTAGGGCAAATTCTACTAATAGTATATTATTTCAAATAGCAGGTGGTACAACCGCATTAACCATAGCCTCGACAGGGGCAGCTACATTCGCTAGTAGTGTATATTTTAATGGTTCGGTTTACAATTTTGTGGGTGGTAATAAATATTTTGCAGCAGGTGGTGTTTATAATTATTTATATGCAGGTTCAACTCAATTATCATTTGTTAATCAAGCAGATACAGCTGTTATAGCTACTATTAATGGATCAACAGGTGCTTATACTGCAACATCAGATATTAATAAAAAGAAAGATTTTGAAGCATCAACAATAGGTTTAAATGCAATATTAGGATTAAAACCTACTCTGTATAGAATGAAAGATGATACTGAAACATCTGAAAAACATTTAGGATTTATTGCTCAAGAAGTAAGAGAATTTATTCCACAAGCCTATATTGAACAAATAGACGGTGAAAGAACATTTATAGGACTTAAAGATAGGCCAATAATATCAGCATTAGTAAAAGCAATCCAAGAACTAAAAGCAGAAATAGACGAACTAAAAAACAAATAAAGAAATGATTCAATACTTTCCAATAGTAACCGGTTCTCTAACAGTAAATGGAGATCTAATAGTAACAGGAACTGGCAGCATGTCGGCTAGTTTGGCCTTGAACTCAAATCTGTTACAGGGCACCGGGTCTACAGGCTTCGCCACTACCGCTTCTTTGTTAGCTGTCAGTTCTAGTCAACAACAAATCTCGGCCAGTCTACTTACTCTTACCGCTTCTTACACTGCGCTTAGCTCTAGCTACACGGCTTTGAGTGGCAGTTACAATACGTTCTCTGGTAGCGAATCTACAAGAATTACAAAAATAGAAAACAACTACGCTACGACTGGCTCCAATAGTTTTAGGGCCGATCAATCTATTACGGGTTCTCTAGTTGTTAGTTCTACTATTACGGCTCAAACGTTGGTAGTGCAGACTGTTACTTCTTCTATTTTATACTCAAGCGGTTCTAACGTTTTTGGAAATCAACTAGCTAATACACAGACTTTTACTGGTTCTGTTAATATTACTGGTAGCCAAACTATTTTTGGAAATGTTGGAATAAATTATGCACCGCAATCATATATAAGAACATTCATATACGATAATAGCGCAAACTATGGTTTAGTAGTACAGCAAGATGGAAGTGGAGCAATAGCACAATTTGGTGGTAATAGCGGAGCGGTTAGAATGTATATAAGTGCCAGTGGAAATGTTGGAATTGGAGTTACTAATCCTACAAGACAGTTATTTGTTAATGACACTGTCTTTTTTGATAATGCCGGAAATGGCTCAACAACAAATCCTTCTATAGCTATTGGAAGTACTTCTCTTGGAATTTCCTATTTAGGAGGTAGTAACATGGCTTTATTAACGGGTGGATCAACTAAAATGTTTATCAGTGCTAGCGGTATTATAGGAATAGGAGCAACTATCCCAGTAGGAAAATTAAATTTAGTTGGAAGTACAGCGCAATATATTGTTTTAACAAATACAGCTGCAGATGGTGTTACAGACGCTATACAAGGCGGAATAATAGGTCAATCAAGAGGTTCTGCAAATAATCTTGCACAAATGGCGTCTATTTTATTTAGAAATAAAGCAACTTCGCCTTGGTATAAAGGAGAAATAACTTTTAGTACAAATGATACTGATGGAACAGACCCATCTGTAGCTGTAATAGAAAGAATGCGTATTACAAGTGCAGGAAATATAGGTATGGGCACTGCAACTCCAAATGGTCCTTTAGATATAGTAGGTACTCTTTATGGAGGTTTATATACTTTATCTTTATATGATAGTGCAGCGGTAGCGGCTAATATTGGTGGAGGAATATATTTCGGTGGAAATTATACAGGAACTACTAAAACAGGTTGGGCAGGTATATTAGGAAGAAAAGATAATGCTACTGATGGAGAATATGGCGGATATATGGCATTCCAGACAAGAACTCACGGTACAGCTCCCGCAGAAAGAATGCGTATTGGAAGCGATGGTAAAGTCGGAATTGGAACTTCATCGTGGCATCAACCTTATACAAAGCTAATAGTTGCAGGCGCTATAGCCTATAATAATAATACTGATGATGAAGTTTCTGATAATGGTTATGGACAATCCTTCGCTAAAAAAATAAATATTGTAGCTGGTAGTGGTGCTAATACAATTTATAGTGCGGCTGGAAGTGAAGCGGCCTTATATGTTGTCACAGGTTTAAATTTAACTAGTGGCGCAAGATTCGTAGATTTAATCCTATATCTAGGCGCAGGAAGTACAGCACCAGTAGTTGTAGCTAGTCAAACATACTCCACCAGTGTAACCAGAACTTACGCAAATTCTGGAGAAAATTTAACTCTATCTCTAACAGGAAATAGCAATACATATACTATTAGAATGACAGGTATGGGAGCAAACGAAAGAACATAATAAATAAAACAACCTTAGAAGCCAAATAATATTTATACCTAGATGAACATATACCAACCAGTCATATCGGGCTCCCTAACAGTAACGGGGAGCACAACGTTTATAGGCAACATAACCATAAACTCGGGCAGTCTTACCATGACCTCTGGCAGTTTGACGGGCACCGCTAGTTTGGCGAGTAACTCTTTGTTGTTGCAGGGCACAGGATCTATAGGATTTGCAACTACGGCTTCCATGTTGGAGGTCTCTAGCTCTCAACAACAAATCAGCTCAAGTCAACAACAGATTTCGGCTAGTTTACTTAATGTTGTTGCCAATTACGCCACTACGGGTTCGAACTCTTTTAGAGCCGATCAATCTATTACTGGTAGTTTGGTAGTCTCTTCTACTATTACAGCACAGACTTTGGTGGTTCAAACGGTTACTTCTAGCATTGTTTATAGTTCTGGCTCTAATATTTTTGGAAGTGCATTGGGAGACAGACAGACTTTTACTGGTTCTGTTAATATTACTGGAAGTTTATCTTTAAATAATATAGCAATACCTACTTCAGCTTCATTAGCATCAACTTATTTACCTTTAGCTGGTGGAACACTTACTGGTGCTTTAAGTGGTACAAGTGCTACGTTATCAAGTAGTTTGACGATAGGAAACACTTTTAATATTAATACAGAGGCTTGGATACGATTTCTTGGCAACAATGTTTTATTAGCAGATGGAGATTTTACAATTTTACAAACAAGTGGGACAGGTTTAATGAGGTTTAGAAACAATTCTGCACAAAATTTATTAACATTAGCTAATAATGGTGCTGCTACCTTCTCTAGTAGTGTAACTATGGGTGGCGATTTAGTATTAACGCCAACAGATTCAGCTATAAGTTTTTCAAGCGGAGCGGCTAGATTTTTTACCGGCGGGCAAGAAAAAATGCGTATTACAAGCGGCAATGATGTAGGAATCGGCGCAACTACAATAACTAATCCAAATAGTATAGGTAGAGTATTAGAGCTTAAGTTAGCTAATTCTGTTGGAATTGTATTAAATGATTCAAGAGATGCAAGCCCAATATGTCTTGAAAATAGAGGTGCGGTTTTTCATTTAACTTATGGAACAAAAAATCTTCTTGTATCAGATGGAACAAGTGGAAATTTAACAGTAAACACCTATGCTAACATTACTGGAGGAACCTTTAATGTTCCAGCAAGTACAACTAAAACAGTAACAGTAGCTTTTAATGGTGGAAATATACACGCTTTTTTAGGTTTTTCATCTCAATCTGGTGGCATTACTGGTGCTGGTGCAAAAAGTATATTTTTAGGCGGTACAACAAATGATGGTTCAGGACATACGCCAACAGTTATTTCGACTTTCTCTTATGGGGATCAAGTTGTTGGTGCTGCTACAACTAATACAAGTACTGGGTTTACTTTTACTATTACAAATAATAAAGGCTCTGCAGTATCTTGGTCTTGGTCAGCATTTGGAAGTTATGGAAGTATAACAGTATCATAATAAAAATAATATTTATACTTAGATGAACATAACTAATGCAATTTATGCCTAGTTAGAGCATATTTATACTAGATGGCAATAGTATACAAGCACATAAGACTAGACACAAAAGAAGTATTTTATATAGGCATAGGAACTCAAAAGAGAAGAGCGTATTCTCAATATAAAAGAAGCAAACATTGGCACAGCGTAGTTAATAAAGCCGGACATACTGTCGAATTACTGCACGAGGACATAGATTGGGAAACAGCTTGTGAAATAGAGAAAGAGCTGATTAAGTTACACGGAAGAAAAGATCTTGGATTGGGAACTTTGGTAAATATGACCGACGGTGGAGATGGAAGATTTGGAACGACTGCTTCTGATGAAACAAAAAAGAAAATGAGTCAATCTCATATCGGTTTGAATACATGGTCAAAAGGAGTAAAACGACCTGAAGAGTTGGTTAAACAAATTACTCAAAGTGTAAGAGAATACTGGAAGCACAATACTAAAGCTCCAATGACAGAAGAAACAAAAGAGAGAATTAGAAATAGTTTAGTTGGTAGACCTGGAACTTGGGTAGGAAGAACGCATAGCGAAGAGAGTTTGGAAAAGATGAAACTATCTCATGGTAGAGGAGAAGCTAATAAAAGATACGGACAAAAAAATTCAGCAGATACGATCAAAAAAATGAGTGAATCTGCAAAAAATAGAACTAAAATAAAAGCTGAATGTCCTCATTGTGGAAAAGTTGGAGAAACAAATGCAATGATGAGATGGCACTTTGATAAATGTAAATTAAAACAAACAATATGAAATACATAGTATTAATGGAATTCCTCCCCGGGGTGCCCAACATATGGGTGGCTAGGTTAACACCAGAAGATCCAATCTACGAGTACGACACTTTAGAGGAGTGCGAGGCAAAAGCTGCAGAGTTACAAGCGGCCGACGAGACAGGCAGACTATATAAAGCGTCAGAACAACAAGACGGAGTTACTTACTAGGATAGCCAATATTTATACCAGACAAACCGCGTATAAATAATGATAATAGATAGCCCGATTATAAGTGGCTCGTACCTCTCTACGGGATCGCTAAGTCAAACAGGAAACGTTTCAATAACAGGTAGCTTAACCGCAACAGCAGGCATAACAGGTAGTTTTTCGGGCTCCGGCGCCGATTTATTTGGAATTCCTGCCACTGGAATTACTGGCTTGAATCTTTCTCAAATCAGTTCTGGCTCCGTATCTGCTTCCATCTCTCCTAATCAGGGGTTACTAATCAACACTTCGGTTTCTGCAAGCAATTTTAGTGGCTCTTTTTCTGGTTCTGGCGCCGATTTATTTGGAATTCCTGCAACCGCAATTACTGGTTTAAACCTATCTCAAATCTCAAGCGGTTCTGTTTCTGCTTCGATCTCTCCCAACCAAGGCTTACTAATCAATACTTCGGTTTCTGCTAGCAATTTTACTGGGTCATTTACTGGCTCTTTGACAGGTATCGCAACATCTGCTAGTTATGCCTCTTTCGCTCTTACCTCTTCTTATAGTTTGGGTGGATCTGGATTTCCTTTTTCTGGCTCCGCTGTAATTACTGGAAGCTTAATCGTCTCTGGCTCTGGGCTTACAATTACGGGAAGCGTAGCAATATCCTCTTTAACTACGGGATCGGGAGTAAGATACGTGATAGCAGATGCAGACGGTCTCTTATCAGCACAGACAGCCTCTGCCGCTATCTTTACCACTCAGCAAGTAGTATCTACGGCAAATCAAACGACCTTCCCAATCACAAACGGGTACTCGACCGGATACGTTACTGTTTTCGTTAACGGTACCAAATTATCCGCTGACGAGTACGTAGACACTTCTGGCACCAATATTATCTTTTTGACTGGTTCTACTGCTGGGGACGTGGTTGAGTTTCAAAAGTATTTGCCTGCAGCGGGAGTTTCAAACAACACACTAAGAACTGTAAACTATTTCACTGCAACTCTAGGTCAGACCGACTTTACTGTCAACTACACTCCAGGTTTACTAGACGTATTTTACAACGGAGCTAAGCTGGACAACACAGAGTACACGGCAGCAAACGGTACAAGCATCACCCTAGCTACTGGTTCTAACGCAGGCGACCGATTGGAAGTCGACGTATATAGTTATCAGGTTGGAGCTTTCAGCGGAATTGGAGGCACGGGAGCAGCAAATCAGTTGGCCTACTTCAACACATCAAACTCAATCACTGGAAGCAACGCATTTACCGTAAGCGGATCGGCAATCATTATAACTGGTAGTTTAATAGTTTCCGGCTCTGGCACCTTAATCAATATAGGACCAACTGTATTTAGCGGATCGGTTACTTCTACTGCAGGATTTAGTGGATCGTTTAGTGGTAACGCGGACTCTGCAAGTTTGGCACAAAACTCTTTACTTTTACAGGGAACCGGTTCTATAGGATTTGCAACCACTGCTTCTTTGCTGGCAGTCAGTTCTAGTCAACAACAGATTAGCTCGAGCCTTTTAACTCTTACCGCTTCTTTCACGGCTCTGAGTTCTAGTTATACGGCTTTGAGTGGAAGTTACAATACGTTTTCTGGTAGTGAATCTACAAGAATTACAAAAATAGAAAACAATTATGCTACGACAGGTTCGAATAGTTTCAGAGCCGATCAATCTATCACTGGTAGTTTGGTTGTCTCTTCTACAATCACAGCACAGACATTAGTAGTACAGACTGTTACCTCTTCTATTTTATACTCAAGCGGTTCTAACGTTTTTGGAAATCAATTAGCTAATACGCAGACTTTTACTGGAAGTGTGAATATTACTGGTAGTTTAACTGTGAATACTACAGGAACAGAATTTCAAGTAACTAATCGTGGAGTAGTTATAGGAAATCTTTTAACAGACACACATAGCATTACAGGAAGCTTGAATATTACCGGTTCAACTACAGTTTTTGCTGGAAGTATTGGAATAAACGGTTCTCCGGGTAACTCATTTCCCATAGAGTCATATATTAATAGTTCTACTACTTATACATCGACATCTAGAGGTAATGTTTTAAGAGTTTATAATTCTAATACAACAGCAAACATATATGCAGGTATTGAATTAGGAGGAGCGGGGGCGTCAAACGATGGATTAGCGGGAATTAATGGAATAGTTACAGGCGCAGGAAGTGGAGATCTCGCTTTTTATACTAGAAATAGCAATACTTTTGGAGAAAAAATGCGTATTACAAGTGCGGGCGTAACTGCGATTGCTGCTTCAAGTAATACCAGTGATTTAGGTAGTACAGGTTTAGTTATCGGAGGATCATCAACATTAACATCAGGAAACGTTTTAATGTTAAATTTTACGCCTATCGGTCATACATCAAATCGTGCAAGAGCAGGTATTGGCTGTTTAGTAGGTGCGGATTGGGGTAAAGGTAATTTAACTTTCTATACTCAAGATGCAAGTAGTGGAGCAGCAATGACTACAGGAAACGAAAGAATGAGGATAACAAGCGATGGCAATGTAGGTATAGGAACAAGTAACCCTGATGCAAAATTAAGTATATTAGGTGCAAGCAATACTCCAACAAGTTATGGAAGTTTATTAGTTAAAAATTCATCTGAAGGAGGAATATCTTTTGGTGCATCAGGTACTTCTTACGCTTGGATACAAGGTAATATTTATGGAGGTTCGTATAACTTTAATCTTGCTTTAAATGCACAAGGAGGAAATGTAGGAATCGGAACGACAAATCCTAGCTATTTACTGCATATACCTCAAGGCAATAATTTATTTCTAAGTAACCTATATATAACAGGAACAGCAAGTAACCCGATATTAAGTTCAGGAGCTACAGGAGGCAGTATGTATCTACAAGGTGGAGGTACCGGTGAAGGAAAAATATATTTACAAGGAGCTGCAAGTGGAGGAAATGGGTATATAGAATTTTATACCAATAATTCATTAAGAATGACAATAGCTTCTAATGGAAATATTGGAGCACCAAGCGGTACAAATATATATAACGCTTCTGATGCTAGATTAAAACAAAACATTACAACAATAACAAATGGTCTAGACAAAGTCATGGGACTAAACCCAGTAAAATTTAATTGGATTAATAATTTTGTTGAAAGCGAAGAAGGTAAAGATATGCTTGGTTTCGTTGCTCAAGAAGTACAAACAATAATTCCTGAAGCAGTAGAAAATTTTTCTGGTAATTCTATAACAATAGGAGAAACAACTATAGAAAATCCACTAAGAGTAAACGAGAAATTTATCATTCCAGTATTAGTAAAAGCAATCCAAGAATTACAAGAGAAGTTACAAAGAAACAACATAAACTAACAAGATGTCTACAACTAGAGATACCGGATTTTTAAGAAACGCAGTACAGGTGACCAATCAAGGCATAGTCTTTGTATCTGGCTCGACCCTTTTAATGTCTATCAGTTCCTCAGGAGCGGTAACGACTACTGGAGTGATCTCGGGTAGCAACGCTTTGTCCGCTTCTTTCAGTTTAGACTCTGCTCTTTTAAACGGCACTGGCTCGGTTGGATTCGCTACTACTGGTGCCATGTTGGAGGTTTCTAGTTCTCAACAACAGATCAGCGCTTCTCTATTACAGGTAAGCGCTAGCTATATCTCTTTGAGCGGCAGTTACAATACGTTTTCTGGTAGCGCTTCTACTAGGGTCACAAAAATAGAAAACAACTACGCTACGACTGGTTCAAATAGTTTTAGGGCCGATCAAAGCATTACGGGCTCCCTAGTTGTTAGTTCTACAATCACTGCTCAAACGCTAGTAGTGCAGACTGTTACTTCTAGTATTGTTTACAGCAGTGGTTCTAACTTATTTGGAAGCGCATTGGGAGATACACAGACATTTACTGGTTCTATGTTTATTACAGGTAGTCAAACTGTTTTTGGTAATGTAGCAACAACTGGAAATATAACTATACAAAAAACTGCGCCTAATATCTTAATGAAGGGTGGATATGCTCAAGATTTAGGATTTTTCTTAAATAGTGAGCCAGCAGTTTATTTAGTAGATGATGCAACCGCAACAAAAGGAATGAAAGTAAATATATCTACAGGAGCAATTACTCAATTAGGTAGTGGATCAGTATCATTTACAGGAGCATTGACAGGGACAAGCGCGGCATTTACTACAACATCAGGATTAGGAATAACAATTACTACCAATGATATAGTGACATTAAAGATGAATACATCGTCAGGTACTACTAAGAATTGGGGTTTTGCTACAACAAATTTAGCCGCAAGTGATTTTGGTATATATCAAAGTACATCAAATGGTGGAGATGCAATTACAGCAGGTTCAGCTAAATTATATTTTAGCGCAACTGGAGCAGCTACATTTAGTTCATCTATTACTGCTACAAGTGCTACGTTTAGCGGTTCATTATCAGTAACAGGTGCATCTACATTTATTTCTCCAATTGAAGTAGCGGCAAGATTTATGACAAACGGTGATGGTACTATTATTATAGGTGGTACTGCAGCACAAGGCGCAAGTAGTGGTGAACAATATATTACCTATCAAAACTTTACAACTAATACTAATGCTTGGATGGTAGGTATGGATGATGGCGAAGATTTTAGATGGGCTTATGGTGCACAAGGCGAAATTACAAATGAAGGTACTTTAATGAAAATTAGCCAAGCAGGAAATGTGGGAATTGGAACGACTACTCCTTACGTTATTGCAGCAGGCGGTCCTTGTCTTGATTTAAGAGGACCGACTTGGTCATTTATAGAACTTGGAACATCGTCTACACTTAGCGGTACTAATGATATTGGATATCTAGAATTTATGAATGGTAATAATACCAGATTAGCTACTATTGTTGGTTCTACTGACGGAACTGCTATAGCAGGTTTAATGCGTTTTTCAACAGCTAATTCAAGTGGTGCATTTACCGAAAGAATGCGTATTAATAGTACAGGATCCTTATTAATAAACACTACTACTCCCGGATCTATCGGTGATGCATCTTCAGTTGTTAAATTAGTGGTTAATGGAGATCAACACTTTTCAAGATCAGGTGCTAAGATATATTTTGGAGATGTAACCAATGCTGCTCCATTATCAATAGGCGAAGGAGATCAAAATCAAGGCGGAAGTGATACAGATAATATGTACATATATGCAAGAAACAAATTAGTTATTCAAGGCGGCAGTGGTTATACAATGAGAGTAGGAATAGGAATGACTAATCCCGCTTATTTCTTAGAATTGGCTTCAGATAGCGCCGCAAAACCTTCAACAAATACTTGGACAATTTCTTCTGATTCAAGAGTAAAAGAAAATATAGAATCCTATACAAAAGGTTTAAATGCTCTTATGCAAATAAATCCTATCACTTATGATTATAATGGTAAAGCTGGATTTACTAAAGGATATGGTGGAATAGGAATTATAGCTCAAGACGTTTTAAATATTCTACCAGAATCTATTTCAACATATCATAAAAAATTAGAAGATACAGATGAAAATGAAACGGAGCTATACAATTTTAATTCTCACGCACTAACTTATATTATGATAAATGCAATCCAAGAATTAAAACTAGAAAACGATTCTCTAAAAGAAATATTACAAAGAAACAACATTAACTAATGAGCAAGAATCAGAAAGCGTCAGGTATAACCAATATAATAAGCTACGATAACAATGGGAACATCTCCTTTGTATCCGGGTCAACCACTCTAATGTCGGTAAGCAGTTCGGGCGCAGTGCTCCTAACGAATACCATTTCGGGCGGCGTCGCTACTTCTGCTAGTTTATCGGCCAACTCAAACCTGCTCGAAGGCACTGGCTCTGTTGGATTCTCAACTACCGCTTCTTTGCTGGCGGTTTCTAGCTCTCAACAACAGATCAGTTCTAGCTATATCGCTCTTAGTGCCTCTTACAACACATTCTCTGGGTCTGCTTCTACAAGAGTTACGCAGATAGAGAATACCTACGCCACTACAGGTTCAAATTCGTTTAGAGCCGATCAAAGCATTACTGGTTCCCTAGTTGTTTCTTCTACAATCACAGCACAGACGTTAGTGGTACAGACTGTTACTAGTTCTATTGTTTATAGTTCTGGATCTAATCTATTTGGAAGCGCATTGGGAGATAGACAGACATTTACTGGAAGTTTGAATGTTACAGGGTCTGGGCCTCATACTATTTTTGGAAATGTTGGAATCGGAACTACAAATCCTACTCCAAGAGATGCAGGAGCATTAGTATTAGAGTTATATGGAACTTCAAGTGGCAGGTCATCGCTTAAATTTACTAACTCTACATCGGGAACAGGCACTACTGATGGTATGTGGATGGGATATGATGATGCTCTTAACTTTACAATGATTAATAACGAAGTTGGATATATAGCTTTAGCTACTAGCAATACTGAAAGAATGCGTATAACATCAGGGGGAAATTTACAACTAAATGGAGCATCAGGAGTTGCGGCTATTACTACTGATTCTAATGCTAACGTGATAGGATTATTTACTAGTGGTTCTGTAATAGATGGAGCTCCAAGAATTGAAGTAACAGGTACTACTTACCCAAGCACGCCAAGCACTGCATTTATTAGAGCAAACACAGTCAGATTTACATTAAACGCTGCTAGTGCTGAAACTATGCGTATTACAAGTGCAGGTCTAGTGGGAATTGGAACTACTAATCCCACCGCAATGTTAGACGTATATCATCCAACAAACGGATATGCATCTGTCGGATTACAAGGTTACTCAGGAGGAACCAAATGGTATTTAACATCAGGCATATCAGGTGATACAATTCAAGACTTTTCAATTAGTAATAATAACACTGGAACAAGTCCTAAACTTAGAATATCTTCGACAGGCGCCGCTACTTTTTCATCTACCATACAAAGTAATGATACGTACGGTTTTGCAGTAGGCTCAATATCTGGTTATAGAAGGATTGAATATGGAACAAGTGCTGCTACATCTTTTGCATTTTTAACTAACGCAAATGGATATGCTGGTATATATGCAAATGCAGCTATTTTCTCTAGTACAGTAACAGCAAATACATCAATCACAGTTAATAATAGTGGAGCACAAGCCCCAGTTTTATCAGTTATATCAGGATATGCAGACGGATATAGAGCAACAGTAAGATTAAATAATACGCATACTGGCGGTAAACAATGGGAGCTTTATTCAACTAATACCGCAGATGGAGTATATGGCGCAGGTAAGTTTGCAATTCAAAATGCAACAGATTCTATCACAGCAATGTCTATTACAAGTGGCGGCGTAGTTACAAAACCCAATCAAATGTTTGTTATGGGAGGTATGAGTTCTGACCAAAGTATCTCCAACTCAAATCCAACCACGCTTAATTTTGTTGCCAATGGTTCATATAGTTGGTATAATCAAAATGTTGGAAGTTGCTGGAACAATAGTACTTATACTCTTACAGCACCCGCTACTGGAATATATGTAGTAAATGCCTCAGTGTACACAAGCGCATACGGTATAAACCAAATAGCACTTTATGTTAATGGATCTAGAAAAAATTCAATTCCAACCGGTTATGGTACTTCTATAGCAGGAGGTTCTGCAATGGTTATTTTACAAGCAGGAGATACGCTTAATTTAAGAGTATTTAATGATGTTGGAACCATTACTTTATATGGTAACGCATATCATAGCTGGTTCAATATATACTTTTTAGGCTAAAATAAGATAATCACTTCAAAGATTTTTTCGTAAATTAACACAAACAGTTGTACTATTAAAGTAGCATGCCAATAGAATTTCAAAATAGGACAGGTCAAGGCGGATTCACTCTAACTAAAAATGGTACCGGTGGAGGACTTGACATAATACAGGTCAGCGCGTATGTACCGCCAAGTCCAAGTCCAACTCCAAGCATATCTATTACTCCAAGCGTATCTATTACTCCTTCCATTACGCCTTCTATTACAGTAAGCGCATCAACAACACCAAGCATTTCGGTAACTCCAAGCATAAGCGTAACTCCTAGCATTTCTTCTAGCGTACCAGTGAGTCCAACAGCTACACCGTCGGTATCGGTTACCCCAACGACTACGCCTTCAGTATCAGTTACTGCTTCTGTATCAGTTACTCCTTCCGTGTCCGTTACAGCTTCTACGAGCATATCAGCTACTCCAAGTGTATCAGTAACCCCAAGTGCTTCTGTTACGCCATCTGTTAGTGTAAGTGCTCCACTAATTACACCTACTTCTACTCCAAGCTCTTCAGTTACCCCAAGCATATCAGTAACTCCATCAATAAGCATTACTCCAAGCGTATCAGTGACTCCTAGCATCACGGTATCCGTAACACCAAGTGTATCTATATCTGCAACACCAAGCGTGTCAGTAACGCCTAGCATATCAACAAGCGCAACACCAAGTGTAAGTGTAACTCCAAGTGTTTCTATATCTGCTACACCTAGTATTTCAGTTACACCAAGCATATCAATAAGCTCAACTCCAAGTGCATCAGTCACACCGAGTATATCAATAAGCTCAACACCAAGTGTATCAGTTACTCCAAGTGTGACAGTATCAAGAACGCCTAGTATTTCAGTAACGCCAAGCATATCGGTAACACCAAGTGTAACAAGAACTCCTAGTGCATCCGTAACTCCATCGATATCAGTAACTCCAGCTGTTACTCCTAGTGGAACGCCGGCTGTAACGCCTACTAGAACTCCAAGCATATCGGTGACCCCAGCAAGTACTCCTGCGGTTACTCCTACGAGAACTCCAAGCATATCGGTGACCCCAGCAAGTACTCCTGCGGTTACTCCTACGAGAACTCCGAGCATATCAGTAACTCCAGCAAGTACTCCTCCAGGAACACCGCCAGTAACACCTACGAGAACTCCGAGTCCATCAGCTACACCAGCGAGTACACCACCAAGTACTCCAGCTGTAACTCCTACTAGAACTCCAAGCGAAACTCCGCCTGCGCAAGGATTTGCTATTGACGTTTATGGTAGAGGAGCTTCGACATCTGCAGCATGCTTTGCTTCTGGAGTGCCAACTGTTTATGTGGCTCTTCAAGCATACCAAACAAGTTATAACTCCGGTGGATTTGCTTCTATATCAGGAGTGACACTTTACGAAAATATATTCTTGAGTAGTACTGTGGCCGATGCTTATGCATCTGATACTTACGCATTTAACGTACACGCAATTAATGCAGGAACGGTAGGAAATTTCATACTTGGATGTTAAAAATTTAATACTTAAAAGATTTTTTAGTAAATTCTTATATATTTATATACAACAAACAAAAATTTAAAACTTATGTTATTCGGAATCATTATCGTATTAGTAGCAGTAGCAGTTGCTATCCTATTAAACAAAGCAAAATTAACTAAATTAGTAAATCAAGTTGAAGAAGCAGTAGCTCCAGCAATCGAAGAGGCGAAAGAAGTGGTTGAGAAAGCCGCTGCAGTAGCTCCTAAGAACGAGACTATCAAAAAAGCAAAAGAAGTAGCTAAAAAAGCTCCTGCTAGTAAGTCAGCAAAAAAATCTAAATAATATATGGAAAAAGTATCATTAAAGCTTTACGAGTTTTATAACCTTGAAGCAGAATTAAATGGTGTTACGAATCAACAAACTGGAGAAGTTACCTCAAAGGGACTTTTGGCAGAAAAGTTAAAGCTAACAACAAAGTATTGGATCGGAGATTTGGCCAAAAAAGCTGCGGCAGAAAAAGAAGCGGTTGAAGCTATCAAGCAGGACCTAATCAAGAAGCACGGAGAAGCTGACGATCAAGGCAATGTATCGATTCCAATGTATATCAACGTTGTAACGGACGAAGACGGCCAAACAGTTTCAAGAGACATTAACCCCAAGTTCGTAGAGTTTCAAAACGAGTTCAATGCTCTTTTAAACGAAGAAAAAGAAATCGAACACAAAGAGTTCCAATTGGAAGATTTCGAGAACGTTGAGACCGAGGGCGCTTACGTTACTTTCTTGAAGTTAGTAAAAGTACCAGAATAATCACAAAAGAATAATAGACAATCGGCTCACCCAAAAAGTGGGCCGTTTTTCTTGCATATTTATAGTAAATCTAGTTATGGAAAAAAAACTTACACAAGAAGAGTTTCAACAAATCAATCTTATCAAATCCGACGCTTTAGAAGTCGCTGCTTTACTTGGAGAACTAGAATACCAAAAGATGAGCATCGAGCTTGATATGGAAGAGCAAAGGCAAAGAATCAAAGAGATTAGGGTAAAAGAAAAGCAAGTCTTCGAAGAAATTAGATCTAAATACGGCCCTGTCTCGATAAATACTGAGACTGGCGAAATTAGCTAAAGTGTTTTGAATCAAGTATCGATATTTATTACTAGAAAAAAAACGACATAAATGGCCGAAACACTAATTAGCCCAGGAGTATTCTTACAAGAGAATGACTTATCTCAGATCACTTCAGGTCCAATAACAGCAGGCGCCGCAATTGTAGGCCCTACAGTAACTGGTCCAGTTAACATCCCAACATTAGTAACTACTTACTCTCAATACAAAGCTGTATTTGGAGCTCCCTTCGTTTCTGGAGGTGCTGCATACGAATACTTAACAAGTATGGCTGCTTTGAATTACTTTGAGCAAGGCGGAACTTCTTTATTGGTAACAAGAGTAGTATCTGGATCTTATACACCAGCAACAGCAAGTATCAACAACTTAGCGGGAACTCCTGCTTTCGTTTTTGAAACCTTATCAGTTGGTACAGTAATGAATAACAACGACGCTTCAGGATCTTTCGGTTCTTTAGTTTCTGGTTCTTCAGCTAACGTACGCTGGGAAGTAACAGCTTTCAACAGCGGATCTGGAGAATTTAACATAATCTTAAGACGCGGCGACGACTACCAAAATAACAAGACTGTTCTTGAAACATGGAACGGCTTATCATTAGATCCTAACCAAAGCAATTATATAGCTTACGTAATTGGTGATCAAACTCAAACCGTTTCTACAGACGATTTGGGTAATTACTACTTACAAACTACTGGTTCTTACCAAAACAACAGTAGATATATAAGAGTTAAAACTGTAAATACTCCAACTCCTGGATATTTCAACACTTTTGGTCAAGCTCAAAATCAATATACTTCATCTCTTCCTAACGTAGGATCCGGTTCGGTAAACGGAGCTTTCGGTGGTGCAACCGGCGCAATATTCGGTTCATTCGGAGTAGAAGCAGTAAACTTATTCGAAAATATCCCTAACGCTTTAGCAGACGGTTCAGTCGCTGGTAGAAATATCCAAGGCGTAAGAAGCACAGACTATAACACAGCTATCAATCTATTAGGTAACAAAGACGCTTATAAATTCAATATAATATATACTCCAGGTTTAACTTACGTTAACGCACCTAGTCAAGTGACTGCGGTAGTTAACACAGCTCAAACAAGAGGAGACAGTATTGCAGTGGTTGATATGGTTGGTTACGGTCAATCTATCCCTGTATTGCTTACTCAAGTAACTGCATTCGATTCTTCTTACGCAGCTACTTATTGGCCTTGGGTTCAAGTTAGATCAAGAGAGACTGGTAAATTAAACTTTATCCCTGCATCTACAATCGTTCCTGCCGCTTACGAGTACAACGATAGAGTTGGAGCAGAATGGTTCGCACCAGCTGGTTTAAACAGAGGTGGTTTACCAACAGTTTTACAACCTGAAAGAAAGCTAACTTCAAACGATAGAGACAGAATTTATCAAGGATCTGTTAACCCAATCGCTACATTCCCTGGAGTTGGTACGGTTATCTACGGTCAAAAGACGCTTCAACAAAAAGCTTCTGCATTAGACAGAGTTAACGTTAGAAGATTGTTGATTGCTCTTAAAGACTACATTGGTCAAGTTGCAGAAACTCTTGTATTCGAGCCTAACACACAAGTTACTCGTAACAGATTCTTAAGTCAAGTTAACCCTTATTTAGAGTCAGTACAACAAAGACAAGGTTTATACGCATTCCAAGTAGTAATGGACGACAGTAATAATACTCCTGATGTAATCGATAGAAATCAATTAGTTGGATCTATCTACTTACAACCAACTAAAACTGCAGAGTTTATCCAATTAGACTTCAACGTTTTACCAACAGGAGCAACATTTGGCCAATAATAACAAATAGAATATCAAATGAACGATAACACAATCATTAGAATTAAAGTACCAGCACGTTTATACGAGAGTGTAAAAGCTAGGTTAATGATCAAAGAAAACTACGAAGCGCCAGTAAAAGAGGAAGCTGAAGAGTTAAAAGAGTCTCCAATAGTAGACGTAATAGCTGCTTTATCAGGAGTATTAGGACTAGGTCTAACAAGCGTAGCAATATCTAAAGCTCAAGATCTTTTGAAAAAGAAGAACCCTGAATTGTTCGATAAATTACAGAGTGCAGGCGCTGCTATGAAAAATCAAGGCGCAGGTTTAAACGAAGCTAAAAAAGTAGACGCTAAAAAAGTTGCTGAAGACAAGAAAAAAGCTGACGAGAAGAAAAAGAAAGAAGCGGAAGCTAAGAAGGTTGCTGACAAAAAAGCTGCAGATATGAAAAAAGCGGCCGAGAAGAAAAAATAAGTAAAAGTAATATTTATACTAAATACAACCAAAAATGCCAGTATTAGACCCAAATGAAATAATGTTTACCGCTTTCGAACCTACAGTATCGAATAGATTTGTAATGTACATCGACGGTATTCCTTCATATATGATTAAAAAAGCGGACGCACCAGGTCTTACTTTAAATGAAATCAAATTAGATCACATCAATGTTTATCGTAAGATTAAAGGAAAAGCTGAGTGGAGAGACATCACATTGTCTTTATACAATCCAATCAGTCCATCAGGCCAAGAGGCTGTAATGGAATGGGTACGTTTACATCACGAGTCTGTAACAGGTAGAAACGGTTATTCTGACTTTTATAAGAAAGACATTAACTTATCGATCTTAGGTCCAGTTGGAGATATTGTATCAGAGTGGATTTGCAAGGGCGCTTTCATCAAAGAAACAAACTTCGGAACTTACGACTGGTCTACTTCAGATCCTACCGAAATCAGTTTGACTTTGGGTATGGACTACGCTATCTTGAACTTCTAAGATAAAAATAACGAATATAAAAGAAAGGCCGCCTCACCGCGGTCTTTTTTTGTTCCCTGAAATTTTAATAGATTATATTTATTTAAAATAGTTATTACATGTCAGAACCAAAGTTTACAGTACCTACCGAAATGGTAGATCTTCCATCAAAGGGTTTGTTATACCCAAAAGATTCCCCATTAGCTTCTGGGCAAATCGAAATCAAATACATGACCGCTAGAGAAGAGGACATTCTCACCAATGCGAATCTGTTACGTCAAGGCTTAGCTATTGAAAGAATGCTTAAGTCTATCATTAAAACTCCAATAAACTACGAGGATCTGATCCTGGGCGACAGGAACGCTATTCTTATCGCAGCTAGAATATTGGCTTACGGTAAAGACTACTCTTTTAACTACTTCAATCCAAATACGATGGAATCAGAAGTCGTTAAAGGCGATTTACAGTCTGTTAAGTATAAGAGTATTGATACCACTCTATTCAACGAAAAGAACGAATTTAGTTTCGAACTCCCTTTCACCAAAAACACTGTTACTTTCAAAGCCTTAACAATTGCAGACGATAGAAAAATCGACGAAGAGATGAAAGGCATGAAAAAGAATTTAGGAGAAGCTGCACCAGGTTTATTGACTACAAAGTTAAAACATCAGATCACTTCTATTAACGGAGATTATTCTACAAAAACAGTTAGAGACTTTATCGATAGCGGAGCTTTATTATCCCAAGATTCTCTTCCTTTGAGAAAATACATAGAGAGCGTAATTCCAGATATCGACACAAAGATCACTTTTTCGACTAAAGATGGAGAGGAGGTCATCGACGAGCTGCCAATGACAGCCGAGTTCTTTTTTCCCGGGAGCGGAATATAGAGGTGTCTTTATGACTGAAGTCTTCGACCTCGTTTATCATGGGGGCGGAGGTTTTAATTATACTGAGGTCTGGAACATGGATATCCCAAAGAGGAAATTCAATATAAAAAAGATAAAGGAACACCTAGACAGATTGCAAGAGGCTCAGAACGAGAACGACAAAGTTCTTACCGAGCAAAGCGACAAAAGTAAGGTTCAAATGCCTGACGCCGTTAAGCAATCTCTTAAGTCAAAACCTTCTTACGTAACAAGCAAGGCAAAACCAAAGGCTTAAATATTTATTTGTAGCCATGTCCAACGAAAATCAAAATAGCAGTACCCCAAAATCATCTACAGGGGCAGAAGAAGCAAAAAAATTACAAGGTGTTTTTAAAGCGCTAGTAAGAGATGGCGCTGATTTTGGAGACATTATCAGAGATCAGGTAAACGAACTAAAAAAGCTTCAAACCGGATACGATAAGGTTAGATCTTCTATTGAGGGCTTTAGAACTAATGCCATAGACGTTAAGAGAATACAATCACAGATAAACGATCAGATATCCAAGCAGTTTGTAAACACCGCCAAATTAAATGAAACGCAAGCAGATCTTCAAAAAATAAGCGCAGTACAATTAAAAGGCGCTCAAGATTATGTTAAATTACTGGATGAGAAAAAACAAAAAGAAGACAACTTATCAGAAGCTTTAGCAAGCGGAAACGCAAGAGCCATATCTTCTGCAAAAAGACAATTAACTATCGCAGAAAGGCTTTTAGAAAAAGAAACTAAAAACTTAACTCCTTTACAAGCTCAATATGTAGCTAGATCAAAAAGCAGCGAGATAATTGGTCTTACTGTAAAAGAGCTCGAAAAAGAATTAGCTAAAGAAAAGGAAATACAAAGCTCTATAGGTGTTACAGGTAAACTATTTGAAAACTTTTCTAAGAAATTAGGAATGGGTAGCGAGGTTTACGAGGCTATGGTACAACAAGCCAGAAACCTTCAATTAGTAGAAGAAATTACAGCTAAAAATAAACTCATAGCAATTGAGAACGTAACAAGAGCTCAACAAAATTTAGAACCTATCCCTTTAATTGAAGTTCCAAAAGCCGGCGGAAGCGTATTCAAAGCCGGTTTTAAAGCATTCAAAACTTCTTTCGCAGACTCTTGGAAAAATGATCCTCTATTCAAAGCCGGTTTATTCTTAGGAGCGGCTAAAGCATTAAACTCCGCTTTACAAGGAACAATAAAAATGTTTAGAGACGGAATGGTTGGTGGAATGAAAGCTTTGGGCGGAGAATTAGCAGAAGGACCAATTCAAAATCTTACAAAACCAATTAGCGGGTTCTTAGAAAAGATACCATTAGTTGGTGGATTGCTTGGTGGAGTAGTCGATATAATGTCTACTTTCATGGATTATGCGATGAATGCCAATTCCATGTTCGTAAAAATGGGTCGAGAACTTGGTTTAAGCGCAGACGAATCTCAAAAACTAGCAAACAACTTTAGTAACATAGCTAGCAGTACTAAAGATGTTTTTGTAAATCCTAAAAAACTATACGAAGCTCAAGTTGCTTTAAGCAAACAATTGGGCACTACTGCAATTTTTTCTAACGAGATACTAAGCACTAACATAAGATTAAAAGACGTTTTAGGATTAGAAGAAGACATACAAGCCAGCATCGCTCAAACTTCTGTAATTACTGGAAAAGAATCAGCGAACATTGTTGGAAATGTACTACAACAAGTACAGAATCTTAAAAAAGCTGGGTTAGCTACGCAAGACTACAAAGCGGTATTAAAAGAGGTTAGTAATTTGGGAGGCTATTTAGGATTAACATTCGCAAAGTATCCAGAAAAAATTACAAAGGCCGTATTGCAAACAAAAGCAATGGGTCTAGAATTAAAACAGGTAGACGCATTGGCAGATTCTTTCTTGGATTACGAGTCTTCTATTAGTAAAGAAATGGAAGCTCAGTTGTTGACCGGAAAAGATATCAACTTAAATAAAGCAAGAGAAGCTTTCTTAAACAACGATTTAGTTACAGCAGCTGAAGAGATAACAAAACAGGTTGGAAATTCAGAACAATTCTTAGGTTTAAATAGAATCGCAGCAGAGTCACTAGCATCTAGCTTTGGTATGACTAGGGACACGATGGCCGACATGTTAAAGAAGCAAGAGTTCCTATCTAAGATAGGAGCTAAAGATGGTCAGTCAGCGCAGCAACAGTACGAATTAGCGAAGAAGAGGTTCGCTACGATGAAGGACATTACTACCGAACAAGAAAAGCAACAATATCAAGCTCTGGCTTCAGGAGCAGCTAACGAAAGATTAGCGGGATTGATAGAAAAAATCAAACAAGGATTCACAAGTCTTATAGCGAATTCAGGAGTTACTGAATTCATAGACAAAGCTATTGAGTTTATGTCGAATCCAAGTAAAATTCAAGGGTTTGTAAACGGATTAAAAGATTTCTTTGCTACAGTTTTAGAAGGCATAGGAACTTTCGTTAATGGAGCTTCTAAGATAGCAAATTTATTTTTATTCGGAAAGGACGAAATAGCAGAAGATTACGGAGATAATATCAAAGGCTTCGCTGAAAACCTAAGAGGTAAAAGCTATGGAAAACTAGCCAAAGGTGGAGTGGTTAAAACTTCTGGAATTGCCCAAGTTGACTCAGGAGAAACCTATTTGGGAGCTAGCAGTTTACAGTTAATTAAAATGACCGCAGATAATTCAACAAAGACAGTTGAGTTATTGACAAAATTGGTAACTCAAAAACCTGATGCGTCTAACGCGCAAGTGAGATTCGTTACAGGAAACGTTATGTTAGACGGAGTTCCAACCGGTAAATTAGTATTAAATAGTTTTCAAAACAATTCTTACACAAATTTTGACACAACTAGATACAACTCTTAATGCCACTAAACTATAACTCTTCCAACTTATCAGATTCAGTTTTCTTAAATCAGAAGACAGACTTTACCACGTTGAAATACGGAATGGATCAACCTCAAGGGGGAAACTCCGGTTTACCTTACGTTAAATTTCCGATGCAAGATGCGGGACCGGTTACAAATTCTATTTTACAATTCTATCAAAGAAACAGAAACAGTTTAGATTATCCAATAAGAGGCGGAGCAGAGTTAGACCCAGGAACAGGAACGGCCAGAAGAACTTTAACCGGTGAGATAGATCAATTAAGAATATCAAAGTTTCTTAAAGACGGATCTAAAGGACCTGCTTTTTTAAACAAGCAAGTAAATTTACAAAAAACAAATCCTAGAATGGAAACCACGCAAGGTTACCAGTCTACTTCTTTTGGAACTATCCCAAATACTTGGATATACGATCCATCAGGAAAGAACATGTTGAGCGCTGTATTAAGTTCGGGTACAGGCTATCATCCAGATAGAATTGGTATCAATGGCTTTCAGTTTCAAAACTTTTACGCAGCTACCATTCAAAAGCAATTCACTACAGTAAACGGAAAAGATAGAAACAGACTATACGCTTTCTATCAAACTAAAATGTTTAACAGCAACAAAGAGGTAAAATTTACAGATCCTAATTTGTACAATACTTTGGGCATGTCTTTGAATAAAAGTATCCTATTCGATTACATACAAGGCCCTGGATCTACTTATGGTGTTGGAAAAACAATAATAAGAAGAGCTACAGATACAACATTAGTTTCAAATATACTTACTCTTACCTACGATCAAATAAAGAATCAAAAACCTAACGGAGTTAATGCGCTGTTTCAAGACGTTTCAAAAATACAAGATTTCAGAAGCCAAGTAGCAAGTCCAGTGCAACAAGCAAGAAAGTGGAATTTTTCTGAACAAAGTATTCAAAACGCAATGAACGCCGGAAACCCTGGAGATCCTAGAATTAGTAGATTAAATAAAACTTACATTTTCTATGTTCCAGGTACAGATGTCGGTATTGATAGATTAAATGCTTTAACCCCATTTACTGTTAACGAAGGAGACACCCCATTTTCAGGTGACTACGCTAAAGACATAATTAAATTTGCTTTCGAAGCTATATCCAACGATAATCCTACAAAGACAACAGCTTTAGTATTTAGAGCATTCTTATCTGGCATATCCGATAATCACTCTGGAGAATACAACTCTTTTAGATATTTGGGTAGAGGTGAAAACTTTAGAACTTATCAAGGGTTCGATCGTACGGTTTCTTTCTCATTCAAAATATTTGCTCAATCAAGACCTGAATTGAGACCAATGTACGAGAAGTTAAACTATTTAACCAGTCAAGTTTATCCGGATTATAGTCCAAATACTTCAGCAATGAGAGCGCCAATCATTAAACTAACCATTGGTGATTATTTATATAGAACGCCTGGAGTTTTAGAAAGCATCAATATTACAATAGAAGATAATGCTTCTTGGGAAATAAATCAAGAAAATGATGCATACAGCGGCAGAAAAGTAGCCGAATTACCGCATTACTTAAATGTAAGCATTACCTTCAAACCAATTATGGATATTTTACCAAGAAGAGCTCAAGATCTTACAGATACACCTGCTTTATTGGCAAACGGAAACTTTATAGTTGATACTTTACAAAAGAAAGATAATGATACCCGTAAAACAGAAGAGCAAAGAAAACGTCAAGCCGCAATACCCGAAATTCAAAACGCTTTAGCTATTTTCGCGGGTATCAATCAAGAAAGTAATAGCCCAGCTCCAACTAGAGAGGAATTACTTTTCAACATCAACGAAACGTTAAATAACCGATAATGAAACGAAATGGTTTAGAAAAATCGGGAGATTCTTTACCAATAACATAAGAATATGAGCTTTAACAGATACCAAAATATAGACATAATAAAATACCAAGCAACAGGTAGCCAATACTATGTCAACAACGTTTATCCAGAAATTCCAGTTTCAGAAGAGGACACTTATGTGATAGTAGTACTAGGAGATAGATTAGATTTAATGGCTTACGACTTTTACGGAGACACTAGCTTTTGGTGGATTATAGCATCGGCTAACGCTTTACCAGGAGATTCACTGTATCCACCGCCAGGCGCTCAATTAAGAATTCCTTCAGATATTCAGTCTGTAGTTAATCAATACAGAAACGCTAACTCATTAAGATAGTATGGCACAAAACGATAATAAAATATCTAACGTTATTGGTACACACATTCCTGTTTGGCTTTTAGAACAATTACAAACTAGAAGCAAAAAAGGAACTCAAGCCAATAGAGACAATGCAAACCTACAGTATCTTGGAAACAAAACTGGTTGGGTTAGATTAGTGTCTTCTATCAATATAACCGAACCATCAGATACAAAATATTTTTCTGAATTAACAGGCTTAACCTTAACCAAACCAGAAGATTTATCGAAAAACTTTGTGCTATACGGTGGAGTTTCTAAGTACAACAATCAAGGAGGTAAAACCAACTACGAACTAAGAAAAGGTTTTAAAGAAACCTACTCTTTATTAGGAGATCAAGAGGTTAGAGATTTTGGCTATCGTCCAATGCCAGGACTAAGCAGAGTTGTTATAGAAACTCAAGGTCGATTGGGATCTATTAGAGGCGCAACAATAGAATTTAAAGTTTGGGACAAAAGTCAGTTGGACGTAATAGATGCTTTGTATTTTAAGTTGGGATACACAATGTTTTTGGAATGGGGAAACACTTTCTACTACGAGTCAGAATCTTCAAATTTAAGCGCTACTGAATTATTTAGTTTAGATCCTTTCAAAGATAACTTAACAAAAGAACAGATAGCTCTTGATTTAGGTTTAAAAAGAAGAGAGTCCAAAGGCAACTATGATGGTATGTTGGGTATGGTTAGTAATTTCTCTTTCTCGTACAATCAAGAAGGCGGATACGATTGCGTTTTAAAGCTAGTTGGACTTGGATCTTTAGCAGATAGTCTAAAGATAAATCAACCTGCAACTTTAGCTCAGCCATTAAAAACCACAATAGAACAATTAAATAGCCTTTATAGAACCATACAGAAACAACAAGATGAAAAAGTAAAAGCAGAACAAGCAGCAGAAGCCGCGAAAGTAAAAAAAGCAAAAGAGAAAGAAAGAGAGGAAAAACTTAAAGCTTTTGATAGTTATTCAGATTTTTTAATAGGTGATAACAAAAAAGACGAAAACATAGCAGCAGAAACCGATTTATCTAATGTAACTCAAAGATTTTTTAGCAGATATGCATCAGCTCCTAGTAGTCTAGTCGCTAGAGATAGAAAAGGCAAAGATTATAATAAAAAAGATGAATACGATTATTATTATAATAATAGTATCGATAACAAACTATATATTAAAAAATTTGGAGTGATTTTAAATGGTAACGAAGATTTAAATAAAATTATAGAATCTGTAGGTTTTTCTAGCGATCTTAAAAGCAAAGCTTTGCTAAATAAATTAGCTGTAGAAACTGTGAAGCTGGCCATTGCTACAGCACCGAATAAATATTCTATTCAAACCCAATATTTTTCCCCTTCAAATTTCCTAACAACTAAAAATTACTCAGATTTTACTCCTTATAATTTTGCAATAGACGTAGAAATTCCTACAATAAATAAAAATACAAACAAAGAAATAGCATACTCAGTCTCTCAGCAGTCTATTTTAAACGATATTGTGTCTTATTTTACAGGAGAAAAAAAAGATACAGATTTAGTTGGAACATTTTCTAGATATTCAATTTCTTTGGCAAATTTAAAATTTCCTGACGGTTTACAGGCCAATACGTTCTTAACTAATGAATTTAAAACAAGTACTGATGTATATAACCCAGGATACCTTAGCAAAAATAAAGACAAAGGTGAAGCTATCGGCATATCAATGACAGGACCTGGAAACTATGGATTACAATTAAAATATTATTACAAACTGCCTTATACAACTTGGAAAAATAAGACTACAAGACGAGCAGACGGAAGTTTAATAGAAACGTCAAATCGCGATGAAACCACTGTTGATGTTGAAGTTTCTATAAGATTAAATGATACAAGCTTAATAGACAGCATAAAAATTTATAATGCAAAAGCTTCAACAAGAGAATATGAAAAATATAGAGATAGTTTAACCAGCCAGGATACGGCTAAAGCTGGGCCAGAAAATACGAATCCCGCTTCTAATACTAGCACCGAACAAACCAAACCAGCAGTACAGTATCAATCCTCTTTAGAAGCAACTTTAAGAAGCATACAAATTTATTCTTTAATAGAAGCAATTAATGCGAGCTCTAAAAAAATTGATTTAGAAAGAAAAGTTAAAGAAGTAGATTTAACGGCAAAAGAATTTGCGGTTCCTGTATTTTCTGATGGAATCTTTAAAACATATATAGATAAAATTATAAACAATAGTCTTAGCGCTAGCGATCCATTCGAAAAAAATATAAAGTATGGATTTAACTCTGCTGTACTCTCAAATAAAATTACAGGAGATATACCAAAAGAGGTAGAAGTAGACTATAAAAAGTTATTAAAATCTTACGTGCTTCCTTACGACGTGAATCAAGACATTAACGAAGGTAGTCGATTAGCACACCCTGTATACATTCAGTTAGGTCTAGTAATGTTCATATTGAATCACTGTTGTAATTTGTACGACGAAAAAACAGAAGGAAAAAAAACGCCTCTAATGTACATGGATTATAATCCTGAAACTAATTTTTGTTTGAGTCATCCATGTCACATGACCACTAACGGTATGACTTTTATGATTCCTTTTCAAGGAACTCTTGAAGACTATAAAACGCTATTCTATACAGATGTTTTAGAGGGAAATAGCATAAAAGGCAATAAAGAGAATAACAACGCATTAACTGCTTTATTTAGTCCTGAAAAAGACACTATTTCTGGAGACATTCCTAGATTTAAAGGCGCAGAAGAAATCGATGCTTATAGAGGTAAGATCATGAATGTGTTGGTTAATATAGATTATCTTTTTGACATAATTAAGCAGTTCTTTTCTCAAGATCAAACCAATAGCGTATTTTTAAAAGCTTTCGTAGAACAGATACTATCTGATATGAATAAAACTTTGGGTAATTTTAATATATTTAGATTTTCCTATGACGATGCTTCTAATTGTCTTCAAATAATAGACGATCAATTGGTGCCTGGGTTATCAGACGAAGATATCGTTCCCAAGAATTCAGACTACGACATTCCAATATATGGTAGAAATTCAATAGCCAGAAGTTTGGATTTAAGAACTGACATATCTTCAAAAATGGCAAATGTTTTAGCAATCAGTGCTAACTCAGACGTACAAAAAAAATCAGCTAATTCTACAGATGGAACTCCTTACGGTTTTATCAACAAATACTATAGCGATAGATATATTCCAAACAGAACAGAGAATTCTGATATAACTAAACAAAAAGATGGAAAAACCAAAGTAGATCAAGCAAATATTGACGCTATAGTATCTTCTGCTTTAAAATTCAATAAAAATGTAACAGATTTCTACGGTACGTACAATCCGTCTACCGAAAATATTGGCCATGCAACAAACTACTATATTGAAAAACTTACGGTAAGCAAATTAGACGCGCCGACTAGAGCAGCAGCCATGATTCCGGTATCCATCAACTTTACATTGGATGGCATCTCAGGATTCAATATGATGCAGGGCTTTACAATATCAGAAAAATTTCTTCCATACACATACAACGTTAGAACTACATCGACCGATGAAAAATCAAACATTGCAAAAGGCTCACAAAAAGTTGGATTTATGGTTACTGGAAACGTTCACACAATAGAGAACAATGAGTGGACTACAGCCATCAAAGCCAATATGACATATTTAAAAACAAGAGCTGATTTTGCAGGAAGACGTTTAAATACTGAATTTCAAAAGGGAAAGCAAGCTGCTTTTAATCCCGAAGGCAGTTCTCTTTATAATGCAATAGATCCAAAGGGCGGATCTGGAGGATCTACTCCAAGAGGCACCGGCATTGCGCAAAACTCTGCAGCTTCTACGTCTTCGTTTCTTTTTGGAGCTAGCAAACCTCTTGGAAATTCAATATCTCTACCAGCACATGGAGCAAGAGACGCTTCACAACAAGGTCAATGGCAAAGCTCAAATGCGTGGGATTTATTTGTGCCGGCCTTCACGCCAGTATATGCTCTATTCGATGGCAAGGTAGAAAATATAAACTTCTATGAAACAGTTCCATATATTTGGGGATATAGATTCACATTATGGGGTAAAACGCAGGTGTTTTATACTCACTTAGATTCAGTTGTAGCTAAAGGTGCGGTTAAAAAAGGAGACTTATTAGGTTATGTAGGCCAGCCTCCAAGACCAGATTATACATGGGATACTCACTTACACATCGCTTTAAAAGAGGGCAAATTATCTACTTACTTAGACGCAACAGGTAAATTAATATGATAAAATACTATCCATCATTTAGAGTCAAAACAGATCAGAAGACAACCGGAAATCGTCTTTCATTAGATGGCGCTCCTTATTCTGGCGACTACTATCAAACATACGATAATAAATTCTATAGTGGACCTAATCCCATAGTAGGACCAAACGAAGAATTAAAAACAATTGAAGATTACGGTAACTCAGATTATCTAAACGCTTCTAATTTACCATCTTCAGTAAAGAACCAATTCTTAAGACAAACTAACGTTACTAAAACCCAAGCATTAGAACCTATATCTTATTATCCAAAACCCACCGTTGACGATTATACTAGAGGCTATTTTATTAGATATTTTATCAAGAAGATTAACAGCAAAGGTTTTGTTATCGAAATTTCTCCCGAAGAGTACAACGAGTTTGTGAATGGAACGGTTAGATACGATGTGTCATTTTATTTAGTGACACAGATGTTTTGGAAACTTACAGGAGATTTAAACACAAAAAGATATTCTCAGTACGATATACGATTAGGCATTATAGAAGTAAACAAAAAGAATACGGAAGATGCCGGCAAAAACTTCTTGGGTCTTATAGAGTTTATCGGTGGTGAATACGCAAAGTTCTCAAGACCCACTACATAGATTAATTGAATACAATCGATTGGATTGGTTATATTTAGTTCAAATTAAAAGGTTATGTATTTCATTGTAGAAAGTTTGTCGCAATTCGGCAACCTTGATATTAAAGACGAGTGTTTCGTACAACTAATAGCGGGCAACGATAGAGTTCACCCGAAGTTGACGTACCCAAGTTTACTGTATTACAACGATGGTGAAAAGGGTTACATATTCCCTTTCAAACACTCTGAAAGCTTTTACTTGGATTTTAAAATGGTTCAAGAGTTTTTAAAGCTCCACAAAAAAGTATACCTATTAGACAAGAAGTTTCACTCTTACTTCTTAGATTTACCTAACGCTATAGACCTACATTTCGTTAATCTGGATCAAACAAACGAATTTAACCAGTTCGATTGCGATACTAATTTACACCACGATTTTTACTCACGTTATGGGCAGCTTCCCATCACAAACGAATTAATACCTATATCGAAGCACTACGAAAGGTGCCAATGTTTGTACGATTACGTTAAAGGCTACTTCGGTTTAGAAACAGATCTACAGACTCAAGAGGACTTCATTAACGCGTACAAATCAGTCGAGGAGAATCCAATAAAGGTAGACGTTAAGTGTTTGACAGATAAGTACCAGATTCACGATCAGAGCTATTCTATTAAAGGGGAGCGGATGTACTCTTGCTACAACTTATATAATTTAACTGGAAGACCAACAAATTCGTTTAACGGCATTAACTTCTTGGCCATTCCAAAAGAGAACGATTTCAGAAGCTGCTTTTTACCTTCTAATGACTTTCTTGTTGAATTTGACTTCGACGCATATCACTTGAGGCTAATAGCTAAACTTATAAATTTTGAATGTCCACAAGAGTCTTTTCACGAATATCTTGGTAAAAGCTATTTCAACAAAGAGGAGCTTACGGAAGAGGAGTACAAAGAGTCAAAAACTATTACATTCAAACAGCTTTACGGTGGAGTGGATAAAAAGTACAAACACGTAGACTTCTTCGCTCAAATGGGTTCTTACGTAGACGAGATGTGGAAGCAATACAGTAAGCAAGGCGGTTACAAGTTACCAACTGGCAGAATAATCAAGAAGGACAATTCAATGACCAAGTACAAGCTGTTTAACTACGTGGTGCAAAACCTAGAGACTAAAGAAAATATTTATAAGATACAAGAGATTCAAAACTATCTTAAAACGACAGGCGCCAAGACCAAGCTAATTCTGATCACTTACGACTCGTTTCTATTTGATTTCAGCAAAAAGGACGGCAAAAAGACACTACAGGAGATCAAAACTATATTGGAAACAAGCAAAATGAAGGTAAAACACAAACATGGAACCAGCTATGCATTCTAAACTAATTACAAATATTTATTAAACAAGGTTATGACAGAAACAAACACATTAGAATTAACACCAGAATCGCTTATGAACAAGCTGTTTTGCACATTCGCTAAAAAAGAGTTATTAGACGAAAGGTTGCAAGAAATAAATAAAGAATACAAGATACTTTACAATAAGATATTCGTATTGGCTTCCCCGGAGTCTGACGAGTACATGTGCACATACAACATCGAGATAGAAGGACCTAACACCAAGATCCTACCGAATACTATTCTATTGCACAGAAAGAAAGACTCAAACACACTATACACCATTAACGCCCTTAATACCCTAATCAAAACTTTGAATAATGGAGTATTGGACAGCAAGTTTATGGTGAACTGGCCTGACTATAGGAACTCTATCCTATTGACCCAAGGCGAAGATCTAAGAAAGCTAAATACCTCTATCCACAAGATAGTTGCCGTATAGCTCTCACTGAAAAATAAATTTTTTTCTTTCGAATTTATTTAGTATATTAGCTATATAATAAATTATTAAACAACAGTTATGGACATTTCCCAATTAAAGTCTAGGCTCGCTTCCCTACAAAATCCAAGAGGCGGACAGAAAAAGGATTTCAGTTTAACAATCTGGAAACCTACTGTAGGTAAACACTTAGTTCGTATTGTACCATCCGTGTACAACAAATCGAATCCATTCAAGGAATTATTTTTCCACTACGGCATCAACAACAAGACCATGATTTCTCCGACTTCTTTCGGCGAAAAAGATCCAATCGTTGAATTCGCACAAGGCTTACGTAAGTCTAACGAAAGAGACAATTGGCAAACTGCTAAGAAGCTAGAACCAAAATTACGTGTATTCGTTCCAGTCATCGTAAGAGGCGAAGAAGAGAAAGGCGTAAGGCTATGGGAATTCGGCAAGCAAGTCTACATGGATTTGTTAGCAATCTTAGAAGATGAAGACGTAGGGGATTTTACAGATCCTATTCAAGGTCACGACATTACAGTCGACACAGCTGGTAAAGAAACCACTGGATTAATGTACAACACTAGCACCGTAAGAGTTAGAACAAAAGTTACTCCGTTATCAGAAGATGCTGACAAAGTAAAGTTATGGTTAACAACTCAACCAGAGCCAGATACATTATTCAAGCGTTACTCTTACGAAGAGATGAAAGCGGCTTTATTAGCTCACTTAAATCCTGAAGAAGAGATCAAGCAAAACGCTGACGCAGTAGTTGAAAAAACTGCTGAAACAGGCGACTTACCTTGGGAATCAAAAGAAGAAGCGCCAAAAGCAGCTTTCACTTTGAACACAAGTAAGACAGAGATCGATAGCAAAATCGA